ATCTAGCCCAGTCTTGAAGTGTCTTATTGAACGGCATATCACCTATTTCATCAGGCTGACGGTAGTTGCCCTCCATGTCTAATCCCACAAAACGCTCGATGTATGTCTCGATTGCTGTAGCGTGTGCCTGCTTAATATCTTCACTTGATGATGGGATGCCACCAATCTCTCTTTCCGTGAATGAAAGTTTGTGTGCGTGCTTATCAGGACGGTTCATTGAGAACCCACGATAGCCTCTGTTCTTGAAGTGATACAGCAAACGTGCTTTGTTGTTCTCACAAAGAATAGGCATACCATAGAACACACAAGCCATAAGCACCTCCTCAAAGAATATCTCTGCAGTCTGTGGACGAGCAATGTATTCTAAAAAGAATTGGTTAGATGGTGCACCTGTCATATTAAACTTAGTTAACCCGTGTAGCGAACCATTTGATCCACCAAAAGTTGCACCTGAGATGTCGTAGGGGTCACAGCCAAACGCACCAATATGCTCATTACCCGGATATCTATTCCCATTCTTAGTGATATAGTTATTATTAACACCTGGTCCCGGTATCCAAGATACTAGGAACCGACCATTCTTATCGGGTGTCCAAATTACTTTGGTGTCCTTCTCTCCATTAGCCCAGTGAAAGTACCCGCGTGTTACGACGTGGTCTTGTACTAAGCTATCATTATAGTCTATCTGCTGATAGATTTTAGTCAAGTTAAATAGAGATGACTTAGTCTCATCACGGAAAGCGTGTGACTCTGTTCTAGGGAACTGACGATAGAATTCATTTAGTGCATCAGGGTTGGCCTTTAATGATGCCACCTCATTATTCCAATACTCAATTACGCCTTGTGTTATCCAAGTGCCCTCTGCTGAACGCACAGGTTTCTCAGGTGTCTCTAGGACTGCGTGACCGTACTCGTCAATATATCCCTCAAAGTTATACTCCATTGGAATAAAGAGCGAATATAGACCCGATATAGTCTGACCATTCTGGTTTCTCTTTCTGACGTTCGAATCATAGTAAATACGTTTATAGTTTTCCCCACCTTTATCGAGTGCATTAGATGTTGATCCCATCATACACTTACCGATAATCCTAGCACCTAAACGAAGACAAGTTTTTCTGACACGCCAACCGTTCTCTATGTTCATAGGACGCTCTAACTTAGCGGCCTCATCTTCAACCAAATATAATAATTTTTCTCCATCATAGGAGTTGTCTGCTGTGTTACGCCAGTCAATAGTTGTATCTAATCCATCAATCTCCTCCTCGTTCTCCTCGTGCATATTCTTACGAGTAATCTTAGAAGCTGGCACACGGAAGGCAAGTTCAGTCTTTGGTGTGGTCATACCATCACGCACTGGTTGAAAAAAGAACGGGTAGTTGTTCGCAATTGGAACAACTTTATCTGTAAACATTTTCTTAGCATCGGGTCCTGTCTTAGATGTTAAACCTATACGAGCATCTTTAGCTAAGGTTGCAATGTTAACAGCTTCCGATGAGGCCATAAAAGAGAAACCTGAACGACGGTTCTTAAGGTAGCACATACCAAAGCATCTGCTGTCAGCCTTACATGCTTCCCAAAATATAAAGAATACTCTATTTGATTCACGGAAGTCTGGATGACCTACGTCGGTCTTTGACCATTGCAGGTACATATAGTGTGCACCTGTGATATAAGTCTTTTCGCCATTGTTAATAAACCAATAACCAAGCTCACGTCTGTCAAACTCTTTCTCTATGTAGTCTACCCATTGAGACTTAAATGAATTGTCACGACGGTTCCAATCAAAGATGGTCTTGATGCGAGATAGTTCTTTGGGCAGTTCTGTAGCTTGCCACTTCTTTCCATTGTAGTCAACTTTCTCAGGAGCTAGTGGCAGAGCAACTCTTAGTCCACTGATATTGTATACTTCTCCAATAGTGCCATCTTTTGACACAACCACAAAGTCGTACTCAGGATCCCAGCCATATTCCCAATCTTTCTTTGCATTTCTCTTTGCAAGAATCTTCTCAGGAACATTAGACTCATCAATGTAGAATAAACTCATTTACCTTTTGCTCTTTGTTCTGCAAACCCACGGTTAGTAGGTGCAGAGTTTCCAACTACTCCCTCAATAATATTATTCTCCTCCTCGACTCTTTTAAGAATCTCAAAGGCATCAAGTATTGCCAGTTTCTTGCTTGCAGCGGCATTTTTAAGTTTGTCTGCAGACAAGTCATCATCCATATGGGTAATGATTTTCTCCTCAGCAACTTTAATTAATTCTTCAACAGCCTTATACCCTGACTCAATAATTCTTTTCTTAAGTTCTGTTATTCTATTCATCTAATTTAATTGTTAGATTCTTAGTATACATACGGTACACTTTCTCACCGTCAATATAGAATGGATACTCGCTATCGGGCTCAAACGTGACCGTGTCGCCCTCTTTTAATCCTAGTGCTAGTACTTCTTCGTTTGGATACTTTATCGTGCCTACAAGGGGCTTCTCTGCGTCTGCAGTAAGTATGCCTGTGCTATCATTCTCCATAGGAGAGATAAACACGTAGCGACCAATGCCAATCCAATCAGCACCAGGCTTTTTATATGCATACGGATCGTCAATAAAATACAAATCCTCTCGGAAGTAATTCCAAGCAGACTTCTCTCTACCACGCATATCGTAATACAACCTAAAAGTATTGTGGTGCACAATGACCGTATCACCTGGTTCAACAGGACCCTCGTATCCAATAGGCGTAGAGATAACAACAGCCTCACGCATAGTGGCAAGGTGGTCTTCTTTCGATGTAGAAATAATGAGCTCTCCCCTCGTGTTGTCATATCTCTTGCCATCACGGGGTTGCACTATAAAGTAAAATGGGGACTTCATATTAGAAATCTATATTATATTCAATTAAGAATGGCATGTTGCCATTAATCTTTTTCCATAAGACCACCTCATCACTAGACTCAATGAAGATTTCAATATCTCCTGTTTCGGTCTGACGAATCAAATGTATCTTATAGTTCCCTTGAAGCACAGATTGATTATGCATATAATTCATTGCATTCTTATAATCTGCACCAACTGATATTTTACGAATTACCATCTTTGTTCTTGATTTCTCCAGTCGCAAAGTCAATCGTAATATCGCCATACTTAGCGTGTAGTTCTTGTTGGATAGCAACGTGTGTTGTACCAGCTGTATCTAACTGAGCTAAAATAGATTGTTTCTCTACTTTGGAATTGTGAATTGATATCTCAGCGTCTGCTAAAGCATTGCGAAGATTTCTGATTTCTGTATGAGCGGCTCTGAAACGATCCAACTCGTCTTGTGTTAATTTATCCATTGTATTATATTTTTTTGTAAAAGTACTAATTATATTTTAATTTTAGCATATGAAGATATTATACTTGTGCCCTCATATGTCGACAGGGGGAATGCCCGGTTTTGTTTTAAAGAGTGTTCAAACTCTTTACAAGACATTTGAGATAGAGGTAGTAGAGTATCAATGCCATAGCTTAGATTATGTCGTGCAACGAAATGCAATCAAAGAAATCGTTCCGTTTCATACCTTGCACGAGGACAAGATGGAGTTGTTCAACATCATCGCAAAATTCAATCCTGACATTGTTCACATTCACGAGCCATCTGAGCGATTTAATCGTGATATGATTTCTGAGTTGTATCGTGAAGACCGAAGCTATCAAATTGTAGAGACGTGCCACGATGTGTCATTTAACCACGACAAAGAAAAGATATTTCACCCTGATGCGTACTATTTCTGCACGCCATATCACTTAGAAACATTCGCTTCATCGCCATCTTACAAAGAGGTGATTGAGTTTCCAATTGATGAGGCATACAAGAAACACTGGTTAACCATATACAATCGAGAGGAATTAGAAGAGCAAGGATTTAATTTTAATAAAAAAAATATTGTTAATGTAGGTCTTTGGACTCCTGGTAAGAATCAAGCTGAGGGAATTGAGATAGCTAGAAAGTATCCTGATATGGACTTTCATTTTATCGGAAACCAAGCTATAAATTTCAAGCATTACTGGGAGCCATTAATGAAAGATCTGCCACCAAATGTTAAAGTGTGGGGAGAGAGAAATGATGCACATTTGTTCATTATGTTGGCAGATATCTTTATGTTTAATTCTACATGGGAGTGCAACCCATTAGTATTACGTGAAGCGATATCTTTTGGCAAACCAATTGTAGCTCACAACTTACCACAATATGGCTCAATGTTTGATAAGTATATTCAGCCTATCGACACCGATCTAAATACTATTAAATGTAATTACAATATACCTACAGATAATACATCAGTTAAATTCTGGGACAAGCAAAAGGTATTCTACAACAAAGTAATGACGCTAGACAAACAAGAGCAATATGTTAAAATCATCCAACACTTTGTTGGTCAGCCATACCTAGAGATTAAGTCAGGTCTGAAAGCAGACTTTAAAGTACAATACTTTGATGGCGATAAGTTGGTCTACGAGAACACTATCGGATCAAACAGCTGGGTCAAACTTAATAGACAGTACTATACTAAGTGGCACAGTAAAGTCTATATGGATGGCAAACTAATTCACGACGATGTACTTGACCTGGAAGGCAAGCGTGTGTACATCGCTCTATCTAGTAAGTCATTAGGCGACACAATTGCTTGGGCACCATACGCTGTAGAGTTTCAAAGAAAACACAGATGCGAGGTGATTATGTCAACTTTTTTGAACAAAATACTTGACATTCCTGAGATAGAGTTAGTAGAGCCTGGAACGGTAGTGCCCAACATCTATGCCCAATATAACATTGGTTGGTTCTATGATTCAAACAAAGAACCAGTATTACCAAATACAATTAAGTTGCAAGAAGCTGCAACTAAGATATTGGGACTTGACTTCGAGGAACTTACACCTAAGTTAAAGTATGATGCTGGTAATAATAACTATGGTAAATATGTTACGATAGCTACTAATTCTACAGCTGGGTGTAAGTTCTGGACCAAGGAAGGATGGCAAGGTGTGATTAACTATTTAGTAAACAAAGGATACAGAGTGATTAATGTATCTCTTGAAGAGAATGATTTTGATAACTGTACACAGATTATTAATCACGACATCTTTGATACAATGGCGTTGATCGACCATAGCGAGTTTACTATCGCTTTGGGGTCGGGAATTGCGTGGACAGCTTGGGGATTGGGGAAGAAAGTTATAATGATAGCTGGATTTAGTGAAATAGGTCACGAATTTGAATGTATAAGACCATACAATAAAAATGTATGTACCGGATGCTGGAACAATAAAAACTTCAAATTCGATAAAGGGGACTGGTCTTGGTGTCCCGTACATAAAGGTTCTGATCGAATGTTTGAATGCCAAAAAACAATAACGGCTGAAATGGTTATTGAAGAAATAAAAAAGATAATATAATGGCTTACATATATCGACATGTTAGACTAGATAAAAACATACCGTTTTATATTGGTATAGGTTCTGATTTTAAATATAACAGAGCTAATAGCATTAGAGATAGAAATATATATTGGAAAAGAATAACAAATAAAACTCAATATAGGGTTGAAATTATGTTAGACGATTTATCTTGGGAAGAAGCATGCGAAAAAGAAAAAGAGTTTATTCAAATATACGGTAGGGTCGATTTGAAAAACGGAACATTATGTAACTTGACAAATGGAGGAGATGGTGCTCGTGGAGTAATATTTGACGAACACAGAAGAAAAGAGATGTCAGAAAGATATTCGGGAGAAAAAAATCCTTTCTATGGTAAAAAGCATAGCAATGAAACTATTAATCGATTAATAGATGTAGCAAAGAATAGGGACCCAGAAGTATATAAAAAAATAGCTGACAAAAACAGGAATAGGAAAACTCCTGACGATGTTCGCATTAAAATATCAAATTCAACTAAAGGAGATAAAAATCATTTCTTCGGCAAACATCATACAGAGGAAACAAAAAGAAAAATTTCAGATAAAAAAATAGGCGTTTCTCAAAGTGACTCGAGAAGAATACAACATAGATTAGCGAGTTCTAAGAGAATAGAATTGTTTAGGTACGTGGATGGTGTTTTTTATTCTTTCTTATCTATGAGAGAAGCATCAACTGCTTTAAATATAAGTAGGTCTGCTATAACATTGAAATTTAAAGAACTTGGTTTTATAACAAAGCAAGAAGCAATTGATATGGGATTGCTGTAAACAAAAATACTCCCCGACATTTTGAATGCCAGAGGAGTATAACTGCTGATGATGTTATTAATAGACTAGTCCTTCTTAAGAACTTTCAATAACTGAGCCTTAGCAATAATAGCAAAGTTCTCGCTATCCTTGATAAAGTTCTTTAAAGTCTCTTGATCAGATGAGTCAAGGTCTAACTCTTCACCTTTGTTAAGAGCCAAAGCCCACTCCCAAAACTTAAGAGCATCACCCTTAGATTGTTGCACTAATGAGTTAGCAATTAACTTACCTGCATTAGCATTGTCAATTTCCTTACCGTCTAAATCGACTAGGTTAAAATTAAAGTTTAGTTTCATAATATATATTTTTTTGTAAAGTTAAACAATGTTATCTAAATATTGCCACATATATCCTCCATAAGACAAATAATTACCCCGGCAACACCTGCATATCCCAGAAGAATTTATATTATTCTCTTTCCCAGCTCTTGCTATTGAATCATATGTTTTTATAATAACTCCTTTTAATGTTTTTTGAATTACAGTTTTTTTGGTTTTACTAGTTTTAGACATTTTAAATTTAGTTTCTTCTGATGCTTTTTAGTATTAGTAAATATTCTTTTTTTATTAGCTTCCCCTATCTTTTTTTTATGTTCTTCAGAAAACTTTCTTCCTTTTCCTGAAATACTTAAATTCTTTTTCCATTCTTTAGAAAAAACTTTACCTAAATTAGCTTTTTGGTTTTTGCTTTTTTCGCTTAATTTTCTTCTGGTATCATTAGACACAATAACTCCGCAAGCCCCATCTCCACCATCAGTTAAGTTAACTAATGTACCTAAGCCTAAATCACGTCTTCCATATATAGAAATAAACTCAATTTCTTTTACCCTAGCTTCATCTGGAGTAATTTCGTCAAATAAAATATCTATTCTGTATTCTGATTTATTGACAATTCTATTCCAATAGATATTTCTACCTATTTTTTCTTTTGCCCTTTTGTAATCGCAACTACTACCTATACCAACATAAAATACTTTATTGGTATCTAATCTGACGTGTCTGTATACGTATGCCATATACAAATCTAAATATTACTATTCAGATATCCAAGGTAGTCCGTAATTTACTATCGGAGGGTTTAAGTAGTTTTCTACTTGAGCGTCGAGGTTGGCTTCTATTGCCACGCAATCAAGGCCTGACGTTAACCAGCTTTCTACCATTTCTTGAGTTACCTCATTATATGGTGTAAAACTAGCCTCATGAGGAGCCGTAAGACTTAAGGCTCCATACGTATCGGAAGTGAAGACTACTACTCCATCTTCCTCTAATTCCTTCTGAGCTCTCCAATGAATTGTGCTAATTACTTTGTCCATTCCGTCAAGGGAAGGGATTGAGTCTAATTGACTAATTATCCAGTGTATCATTTATTTATTTTCTAAAGTTTGTACTCTTTGTGAGAGTAAATTATTTTCGGTTTTTAATTCTTGGATTCCTTTTACTAATAATGAAACCATATTAGAATAAGCTAAAGCATCTGGAGTGCCATCCTCTGCATATTGAACAAATTCAGTAAGTCCTAAATCGTGTATTTCTTCAGCAATTAAACCTGCGAAAGTTTTGCCAGCATCTACTCGACCTTTTCCCTCATAAGTAACTGGTCGCATTTGCATTAATTCGGTAAGTCCTTTTGTGTAGTCTGTCACATTCTTTTTATACTTAATTGAAGAAGTAGAACGTTGCATAGAACCATCGCTAAATACAACAACATTAGCAACAGAACCAGTTGTAAAACTATAAACTGCTGGTGCAAAAATAGCACCATCTGCCCTTACGGTAAATATATCAGTTCCAGAAGCAGTTTGTGCATCAGAACCATTTCTAACTTTAAAAGCATAATAAGCAGATGATGTTGCATTTACAGCTGATATACCTCCATAATATTGAGAATAAAGAACATATCCAGCCGAAGAACTGTTACCGCTATTATTTAATTGTAACTTATATCCGTAATCTGTTGTTCCTCCTATTAATACATTTCCTGCGCTAGTAATCCGCATACGTTCGGTAGGACTCATAGCTCCCGCTCCGCTTCCTTTAGTCCAAAAAGTTAAAGCAGTTGAATAATCTGACGCACTATTTGTTCTGTAGGCTCTAATAGAAGCAGTACCACTATCGCTACCTACCATTAAATCTAAACCTGCATAGCGAGTATTATCTCCACCAACATCTGTTTGATTTCTTACGACAGTTGAAATTCCTGAAGAATCGGCAGTACCATTAACTACAAAGAATCCGTATGTACTTGGCGCCGTCGTTCCGATGCCTACGTTGCCGCCATTAGGATTAAGAAGTAATTTATCATAAGTACCTAAGCTATTAGCTCTAGTAGATTGAATCCAAGCATAATCACTAGACTCATTTGTCCCAAAATCTAAAACGTTATAAAATCCAGTTCCACTTGTTAGTCTAAGAGTAGCCGTTGTGGTAGTTCCACTTGTTGCTGGTACACTATTGTTACCTTTAATTACTGCAAAAGCACCGTTATAAGTTGTAGTATTTATACTTAAAGTTGCTGCATTTATGCTACTCGAAAACGTGGCTGCGCCTGTGGTTCCTAACTCTAATCCTTGTACTCCATTACTTTCAAATCTTAATACACCACTTGCAGGAGAATAAATAGTTGCATATGTTGTAGCGCCATTAGCTGATTTAAATCTCTGAATTGCATAGTTATCACTTCTTCCTAAGATAACTAATCCATCATTTCCTAAAGTTGTTACAGTAACGGCTTGGCTAAACGTAGCACTTGTACCGCTTAAAGCTCCCGCAAGAGTACCTCCGCTTAAAGGTAGGTAAGAGGATAAATTGCTAGTAAGTGCAATAGTTCCACTTGCATCAGGTAAAGTATAAACTCTAGTAACACCTGCTGTAATACTTGCCAGTGAAAATTCAAATGTCCTTACGTTACCTGTAATCCAATCGTTAAACCCTACTTTGCCGTCTTCGGCATATAAATTTGTGTATCCATTACCTTGGACTGCTCTGCTAGTTCCTTTGAATAAACTTAATACACCGGCCTGATTTGTGCCTGAACCGTTTAAAACGGCATAGCCGCCTGTGTACATATTTGTACCTATATTTACGCCTTGGGTTGCACCTGTGTATGGAACATACGAGCTTAAGCTAGAAGCAAGAGCTAGTGTCCCTGTTGCCGATGGAAGGGTGTAGGTATAGGTGCCGTTGGTAATAGTAGAACCTAACTTTAATTGACCTGATATTATAGCTGCACCTGTTACATCAATAGGAGCAAGGGGACTGGTATTGCCTCCAAATCCTACATATCCACTAAATGAAGCACTAGCACCAAATAATACACCAGTCATTGTGCCACCCGCTAAAGCCAAGTACGTGGAAGCAGCTGAACTAGTAGTTAAATAAGTGCTGGAATCTACCGAGCCATCAGCTTTTAAGAATTGCGAAGAAGTTCCACCTGATTTAACAAATGAGTTTGCTGTTAATGTTCCTGATACTCCTGCAGTACCTACTACATCTAAAGTATATGCAGGTGTAATAGTATTAATACCTACACGATTGTCACCTCCTGTTAAATAAAGGTTTGGTGTGCTATTAACTGCTGAGTTAGATGATGTATAAAATCCTAAGTCCGTAACATAAGTACCACCATATCCTGCCGCTTGCATCTTAACCAATGTACCACTATTCATTGTAGTGGTTAATTGACGAGCAAAAGGATTGGTACTATCTGAACGCAATCTAAATGTATTAGATGCTGCATCAAGTCCAATTACTGCTGTGTTTGCAGGGTCAATAACTAATGCACCAGTCATTGTGCTACCAGACTTCAGCACATATAAAGATGCGTCTGGTGTTGTACCGCTTGTTCCTGCCGTACCGCTTGTACCACCTGTACCTGACGTACCATTCACCCCACTAGTTCCTGATGTGCCTCCTGTGCCACTTGTTCCATCAACTCCACTTGTACCGCTTACTCCTGAACTACCGCTAGTACCGCTTACTCCTGAACTGCCACTTGTACCGTTCACTCCACTTGTACCATCTACCCCTGATGTGCCACTAACTCCCGACGTTCCACTTACTCCGCTAGTACCGTCAGCTCCTGAGGTACCTGCAGTCCCCGATGTACCGTCTACACCACTTGTGCCAGCTGTTCCTGATGATCCACTTGAACCAGATGTGCCTGAAGTTCCACTAACACCACTTGTACCCGATGCCGCAGCAATAGATGTAACAACGTATGAGTACTCGCTATCCTCAGTGTACCACTCAGTTGTTTTAGCTGTACTCTCATTATTGCTATAATAAATCTTAACAATCATTCTGTCTGTTGCAGCGATTGTTGTGTGAGGGAAAACAAAGTCTACCGTTGTCTCAGATATAATACCTGTACCATTCCAAGCAATAATAGATGATGCTGATGTAGCAAGTGGTCCGTAAGGAGTTCCAGCAGAGTTAGCAAGTTGTAATGTTACATAAGCCTGAATATCGTCATTCGACTGAGGCTTTTGTGTATGTAGATGAAACCTTTGTACACCTGACGGGATAATAGTAAATCCTAACTGCTCAGTAATAAACTGCTGAACTAATACATTTTGCTGGCCACCCGTTAAATTAACAGTAATTGTTTGCAACGCTGAAGATATCGGCTCAACTGCTAATACTTTATATGGAGAAATAGAAGAAGATTGACTATTATTAAAATAGTAAACACGACCACCACTAACACCATCAACACCTGATGTACCACCTGTACCTGAAGTTCCTGTAGTACCTGAGGTTCCACTTACTCCCGATGTACCAGAAGATCCTGAAACACCGCTACTGCCACTTATTCCTGATGTGCCACTTTCTCCAGATGTGCCATTAGTTCCACTAGTTCCGTCAATACCTGAGGTACCGTTTACCCCTGATGTGCCGTCAATACCTGATGAGCCGCTACTTCCTGATACACCTGACGTTCCAGCAGAACCATTTGTTCCGCTAGTCCCACCTGTTCCATCTGTACCTGAGCTACCACTAGTACCATCTATACCATCAATACCCGATGTGCCTGATGTGCCACGTGTACCTGACGTGCCTCCTGTGCCATCTGTTCCCGAAGAACCTGACGTGCCTGAACTACCTGATGTTCCAGTAGTTCCTGATGTTCCCGATGTTCCATCTATTCCACTAGTGCCCGAGCTTCCTGAAGTACCTGTAGTACCCGATGACCCACTTGTGCCATCAATACCTGATGAACCACTTGATCCAGAACTACCGCTAGTACCTGAAGTACCTGTCGTACCAGATGTACCACTTACTCCTGAGAATAAGCCAAATGTAACAGGCTCATCTTCGTTAACAACGCCTGAGTGTCCACCAATAAAATCTAAGTCTAAGAAGTAGAAATCACCGCTTTGAACAACAGCGGTTACTTTATATAGTCCGTATTCGCTAGGGAATCCTGGGCGATTAACAAGGATAATTTTATCGTTCCAAATTTCTTCAATATATACACCTGGCTCAGTATTGCCCATTGACAAGAAAGATACCTTGATAGTACCCTCAAGCCCAATAACATCTACTGTATCAAATGGATGGCCAATTAACTCAAACGTCTTTGCAGGTTGAGATTCTGTCGGGGCATACATTCTGTATGACCAGTTGAAACTACCCGTATCGATAATACCTACACTATTAAAATAATCAGCTACACCGTTTGCTGTAAAGTTTTTGGTTAGTTTGTCTGGGGTTTCCCACGCACTTCCTATCCACCGATCTTGGCCGTTTATATTAAGGTCCCTAGGGTACGAACTAATTCTTGCCATCTATATTCTTTGCTTATTATCTAGCAAAAATACGGAATTTTATCTAACTACGAGAAACTTGAAATAAGCATACAATATAATAATAGCCGACTCTATTAGTATAACTATAATAGCCCATGTTGGCACCATGTATCTAATAGTATCAACTTTGTTTGTACTTACTTTTGAATCGCTTTTATTTCGATATTTATCCTCGTAGACTTGAGCGATTGAATCAATGTCCACTGTGGCCTCAATCTTGCCACGTATAGAGCGAATTATTACTTGCCCTTGTGGTAGTTTAATCTTGCTATAGAACGTGCTTAAAATGCCAGAAGAATCGCAAGGGTTGTCGATTGTCAGCGTGTCGTGTACGGCCTGAAATATCTTTTCTGTACGTGTAGTTTTGAACGTATCTACACGTATAACTTCTTTATATTCCGTAACTGTTTTTGTTGGACGGCAAGAAACTGTTATAATTAACAATAATAAGAATAACTTTTTCATTAGCTTACTAGTTTTTCGTTGCCTTTGTATGGCAAGTACATTGTTTTTCCTGCCTTCTTAACTCCAATTATAATATCATTATT